ATGGGAACCTTACGAGAACAGCCTCGTAACCATCCCCGCCGATGCAACTGTGGGCGTCGGTCGAAGCGCCGACGTGAACGTGTATCAACCCGCGGCAACCGCCGCTCAACGAGAGGAAACCAGCATGAAGACCGAAGCAGAGCTGGCGGCCGAAGCGGAAGCCGCCGAGAAGGCAAGGAAAGCCGCAGCGCAAACGGATCCGGTGCAGCGCGCGCAGGAAGCCGTGCAGCAGATGAGCGCGATGGAGATGGAGAAAGCGCGCCGGCGGGCGATCGAGAACCTGTGCAAGGCCAACAAGCTCGACGACCGCATGCGCGACACCTGGATCGCACAGGGGTATTCGATCGAGCAGGTGTCCGAGGACATCTTGCGGGTCCTGGAGGAACGCGGCAGGACCAATCCGCAGCCGGCGAGCCGGCTCGGTCTGACCAGCGGCGAGACGCAGCGCTTCAGTCTCGCGCGCGCGATCACGGCAGCGGCCGCCAAGGACTGGGCGAAAGCCGGGTTCGAGCTGGAGTGCTCGCGTTCCGTGGCGCAAAAGCTCGGCCGCGTGGCCGAGGACTACAAGTTCTACATCCCCTTCGAGGTGATGGAGCGGCCGCTCGACGTGCAGGTGCGCCAGTACCTCGCAGGACTGGGACGGCGCGATCTGACGGTCGCCACGGCCGGCGCGGGCGGCTTCCTGGTGGGGACCGAGAACGTCGGTTTCATCGAGATGCTGCGCAACCGCTCGGTGGCGTTCCGCATGGGCGCGCGGCGCCTCTCGGGCCTGCAGGGCAGCGTCACCGTTCCGCGGCAGAGCGCGGCGGCGACGGCGGTGTGGCTGGCGAACGAGGCCTCCACGCTCACCGAGAGCCAGCAGACCTTCGTGCAGATGGCGCTTTCGCCCAAGAACGTCGGCGCCTACACGGAGATCAGCCGGCAGCTCCTGCTGCAGGCCTCGCCGGGGGCCGAGGGCATCGTCACCGACGACCTCGCGCAGGTCACCGCGATCGCGGCTGACCTGGGTGTGCTCGAGGGCTCCGGCGCCTCCGGTCAGCCGACGGGTATTTCCGGCACGTCGGGCATCGGTTCGGTATCCGGAACGTCGCTCGCCGCGGCGGGGATCATCGAGTTCATGACCGACATCGCCACGGCCAACGTGACGCCGTCCCGTCCGGGATACGTCACCACGGCGGCGGTCGCCGGGCTCCTGATGGTGCGGCCGGAACTGCCGACCACGGGCACGACTCGGCTGTGGATGGGGAACCCGTGGGACGGTTCCTTGTTCGGCATTCCCGCGATGACTTCGAATCAGCTCACCGCTGCCTCGATGATCTTCGGCGACTGGCCGGAAGTCGTAGTGGCGGAGTGGGGCGTTCTCGAAGTCGAGGTCAACCCCTACGCCAACTTCCAGGCGGGCATCATCGGCGTGCGCGCGATCTACTCGATGGACGTGGGCGTCCGCCGGCCGTTCGCGTTCTCCCGCGCAACTACCATTACGTAAACCCAAGCCGTCATGGCGCTGCTGGCGGCGGGCTCGGCGCTCGTCGCCGGCAGTTCACATCAGGAGAGTGCAATGCAATTGCAATCAGTAAAGGTGCGCGTGGTGCGCGCGTTCTACTACGACAAGAAGCCGACCAAGGTCGACACAGTCGTGGAGCTGCCCAAGATCTTCGCCGCCGAGATGGTGGCGGCCCACAAGGCCGAATACGAAGGGGAGCCGCTATCGATGGCGCCGGACAAGGGCGCTGCGAAGGGCAGCAGGCCCGTCTAGATTTCCGCGCGCGAATTCAAAAGCCCGGCTGCGGCCGGGCTTTTTTGTGGGCGCGTGGTCTGTTTTGACAAAGGAGAAACACCATGATGGGAAATCAAGGACAGGCGGCGAAGCCGGTCAAGTTGCTCGATCCGGCTTCGGCGGCGAACACCGCTGCGGCGACAAGCGCGTGGATCGACGTACGCGAGGCCGAGGGCGACATCGTTTTCAAGAACCAGGTCGGGGCCATGACCGGCTCGATCACCTGGACGATCGAGGATGCAACCGATGGTTCGGGCACCGGTGCCGCGGGCGTCACGCCGAACGAGGGCGCCTATGCGGCCGGCGCGGCGAACCAGCTCCAGAAGCGCACCGTGAACGCCAGTGCCGTGCGCGGCTGGGTGCGCTGCGTCGGGACGATCGTCACCGGCCCGTCGTTCGTGGCGGTAAGCATTCTTTACCACCCGAAGTACACCGCCTGATCTGGCCAGGTCTGTCGAAGCAGAACCTCTATAAGGAGTTTTCCATGCAAGCAATGCCCGGACAGGTTGCGCTCGACATTCTTGAGGCCGGTCTCGTTGCGGCCAAGAAAGGCATCCCGTCGCACGAGATCGTTGCCAAAGCCTCGGAACGGCTGCATGCCGGCAATCAACCCAGCGAGGTCATCACGGCGCTCCTGGCGCTCGTGCTGACCAAGCCGCAGCAGAAAGAGAAGCAGAAGCCTGCGGCGAAAAAGAAGAAGAAGTAGTTGCCGCGAGAGTAATCCGGAACACCACTCCATCAAGGGTGATTGGCCCGGCTCCGGCCGGGCTTTTTTTGGGAATTACATACTTAACTCCCTCAGATGATTTGGAACCTCTCACATAGGGCCGATCCCGCCGCGCTCCTGATTGCTGACCGGCATTACAACCGGCAGAAGATCGGGACGCCTCAGTTCGTGCCGCCGGGGCGCTGTCTCGTGCTGTTGTGCGAGGGCGCGTTATGGGTAACGTCATGGCCATTTGCAGAGTACGTGCGCCACGCTTGGCCGGGCGCGTGGGTGA